TTCTTGCTGATCTGGTCGAGGCGGTCGGTCACGGCATCCAGTTTCTCCCCTAATGTCTGCATCTCGGTCATCGTTCCCCATCTCCTTTTTGCGTTGCAGTTGATTTGTTTTTCAACTTGATTAGAATATAAATCAATTCAGTTCGATTGCCAAGCATTATTTTCGAATTGAGTTGAATTTTTTTCTTGACTTTTTTTAATCGCGCCTTTATACTCCTGCTTGAAAGGTGGTGTGCCCAATGAACACCCGTATTAAGGCCGTCCGTAAAACCTTGGGGCTGACCCTTGACAAGTTCGGCGAGCGGCTCGGTATTTCTAATTCCGCTTGTAGTGCACTTGAAACCGGTAAAAATAAGCCCAGTGAGCAGACCATTCGTGCCATCTGCCGCGAGTTCGGCGTTAATGAGATATGGCTGCGCACCGGAGCCGGTGAGATGTTCCGCCCGGAAGAGGAATCCGAGGAGCTTGCCCGTAACCTCAAACGCCTTATGAACGGCAGGCCTGACAGCCTCGCGCGGCGCGCCGTGCGCGTCCTGCTCCGGTATGAGCCTGACGGCCCCGAATGGCAGGTGCTTGAAAAAATCTATACCGACGTGCTTGCCGAGGCAGAAAAAAAGGAACCCGAATCGTGATGATTCGGGTTCCTTTTTTGGGGGCTTTGCTATGTAGTCAGCCAGATATAGACCGCGCGCAGGTCGGATGTGGTCGCGTTTCGCAGCAGCTTAATGATCTCTGCTTTCAGAATCTCCCGCTCTTCGTCGTTTTTGGTCAAAATGCTCAAACTCCTTTCGCGTTTTTCTATATGCTACTGAGTATATAGTTCCTTGATAAAATCTTGAAATGGTGTTAATATAATGTTCACATTTGCAGGGCAATTCTTTGACGTGGAGGTTTTATGGAATGTGGTTGTCAATATTTTCATTCGTCGTTTTCTTTGTTTTGCTGATATGGCTTATCATTCGCTTGTTCAACAAAAAGCCTAAAAAGAAAATACTCCTCGGTCTGCTTATTTGCCTTGTCCTCTTCATCATGGGTGCATTGACCGATAATACTACTGTCGCCGGTTCCGATGCTGCGCCTACTCCGGAAGCCGTAAAGAGTTCTGAAGAAATATACGCCGAAGAGAACGATCTCACTCTTGCGCAAGCCGAAAATATGCTGTCACTATGTACGGACTTAGGTCTCAGCGCGGGCAAGCTTTCTATCGGGGAAGATGGTGCGCCGTATTTTTCACAGGAGGGATATACTTTCAGTGTTGTTTTCTCCGGTGATGATGTTTCAAAGATTTATTCCGGCACAATGGTCTTTTATGACAACGGAGAAATTAAGCAGATGCCGTTTGATCTTCTCCCTACCACAGAAGAAGCCATTCAGTACATAACCGCTTCGGAGGATCTTGTTAAATCCGTTCTCAAAGCTCCCAGTACCGCCGAGTTTCCCGGCGAGTGGTATGATCCGCAGCAGGGCTGGCGTATTGATAAGAGAGACGGCCAATTCTGGGTGAGTTCCTACGTCGACGCGCAAAATTCTTTCGGGGCAATGATCCGCAGTGATTTCTATATAACGTTTGAGAATGAGACCGCGATATACTTTGTTTTTGACGGAAGCATTGTTTTCGAT